TTACATTCTCTGTTGGGAATGTTATCTCGGCCTCTAGGCCATAAAGTATTCTGAATAAAAATTCGTATGATTCTTTTGTACCTTTTGATAGATACAAATCTTGTATATGTTTTTGTAGTAATCTTTTATTTGCTAATACATCTCTATCAATTAACGGCATAAAATCTCGTCTGAAGTATTCTAAGAAGTCTCCAGATGTCTTATCCACATCTGCATATGATAGTAGGTTATTAGCTGCATGCAAAGGACTTGCAATAAATTTATCTACTTTAGCTGTCATTCCAGAAACCATTCCTGTTATAGTTTCATCTATATCAAATTGAGCTTCTGAGAATTGTTCTATATAAAGGTTAGAACTTGAACCTATGACTTCAATCTTTCCTATCGCACCTGAAGAAGTCCCTACAACATATTCGTTTAATTCAAAAGATGTCTTTTGTACACCTCCGGAATCAACATCATGTTCATAATTAATTTTAGCTTTAGTTATAGAAGATGGAGCATAGGTACCTTGCTCTTGTAACATATTGCCTCTCTGGCCGTCTGTATTAAAAGCTTCTCCCGCTACTGTCCCATCTTCTAAACCAATATAATCAATGTCTGCCGCATCTTTATAAACAAGTTGACCTTTCTCTAAAAACTCAAAATAAGATTTTAGAAAAGTGATAAATTGAGGTCCTTCCTCCCGATAAAACTCGGGGAGAAGATCCTCAACTTGATCTGCAAGCCTGTCATAAAATATAGGCATAGCTGATTATTACGCTGTTACGGCTGCTGGTGTTGGACCAGACATACTAAGTATTTGCCAACTTGAAAGTGCACCACTGTAATATAATACACAAGTGTCACCTATTGCTGTCAGAGTAATATAAGATCCACCAGTCAAAGCTGCTGGTGTGATTCTTGTTGAACCACCATCGACTTTGTGATAGACTATTTTGATCTGACCAGCGACACCGGCTGCTAAACTTACTACTTGAGCTGCCCCTGTAGAAGTGATAGCCGTTACTGCTGTTGCAACGCTAGCTGCACCTGCACCTGATAATGCGTCTTCTGTTTCTGCAAAAGCCACGAAGTCAGGTAAGTAATTTAGTAATTGAGACACAGTAACTTTTTTATTTACTGGTGTACCTGAAGGGTCATCAATCACATGAAGCAAGTCTTCACCTGCTACTGCTGTACCTAGACTGGTAAGCGCCGTTATTTTTTTATCTGCCATTTTTAGTTTCCTCCTTTAATAGCATTGTTAAAACCTCTTGCGAGGGATTCTACTCCATGCATATACATGGATCATAGTTTAGGAGTAACTAGAAGAGGTAGTATAACCAACTCCAGCACTCGTTTCACCACTGGCAACCGTATCTGCTGTACCATTTACAGAGACTTGAGCTGCCGTGATATCCAACAGTTGATTCCTACTCGAAATAACATCATTCGAGTCTGGAAGAACTGTGAAATCTATTGAATTATCGCCGTTAGATGTAGAAGTCAATGTCATTGAATCTATTGTTATCTTACCGGTCGGATAATCTATTGTTCCTGATGTATTGTTTTTATAAACTCTTGTTGAGCCTGAGATATAATATTTTCTTACATTTCCTGATCCATCATCATCATAGAAATATTCAGTTTCATCACCAGAAACAAAGAAACCTGTTGTTGCTAAAATACCCCCACCTGTTTTATTATGTTCGGCGTGTGGATTGTATAAAGCGTTACCAAAAACTAAAGTATAACCTTTAGGTGTACCATCTACAGTAGCAGCCAAATTCTTTCTTAATTTAATGGTTGTTATATTAGAAAGAACAGATGTTTCTACACTATCTATACTACCTAATAATTGTGAATGTCTGAATAAAGTATCAAATCCAGAAAGATAATTATTATCGTAAGCAATAACTGCTGCCTTAACTAATGTCTCTAAAGCTGATTTAGTTAATGATGTTTTTGTTGGATCGTATTTAAAGTTACTTGTAATAAGTAATTGTAATATTTCTGAATCAATTATTTCTGGTCTTATTGTTAATACACTTAATTTAGTTAATGATGTTTTTAATGCAGACTTCTCAGCTGATGTTAAATTGTTTGAATATTGTGATGGTTTAATAGATACATAAACTTTACCATAAGTTACAGGATCATTATCCTCACCGCCCCATACAGCTATTGAATCAGCACCGGGATATAAATCTTGTAATTTTGCTTTATAATCTTGAACTGTTACTAATCTATTTTGTGAAGTATAAAATTTACTAGCTGAGAATTTAATCTGATCTGTTGTTTCAACATCTTTGCCACCAGAGGCCGCTACCACATTTGTAAATGATACATTTGAATTTCCATTAATTGAGGTTATCATACTGAAGGTCTTAGCTCCATTCGTGTGTACATCATCTGTTACTAAATAAGCAATAGATATTTGATCACCATCTTTTGGTTGAGCTCCAATAATACTGTCGCCGAAATACACTTCAAACAACCCAGAATCATTTTCTTGAAGATAAAAAACTTCTGATGTTGTTGTAATATTTGTTAAATCTGTTGCTTGTGTCCAAGCTGTCACTACATTATTTGAAGTTACGTTAATAGTAATTGTAGAAGTATCTATATTTGTATTTAACATAGGAAATCTTTGATTTGCTATTTGACTATTGTAACTATAAATATCAGTCACCAATCTACCTTGAGTAAGTTCTAAATTATCAAATAGAAATGTTGCTCCTGCTGTTGGTGTAATTGTTTTATTCTCTAAAGATATATAAGTATATGAAGTTCCATCAAAAACTGTATTAAATCTATGACCTCTAAGAATTGTCAAGTTACTTGGAGTAACTCCTCCTACTTTCGGGTTGTTGACTGTTAAATCAACAGTAGCCTTAGATGCAGTTCTAGAAGTAGGTGTGTACCCCAATTCTTTAGCTCTTGATACTACATTCTTTCTAATCTGTGCCGTGTCTAAGAACATCTCTGATGCTACCATGTTTGCATTGAACGCAGAAGTGTGTGCTGCATATGCTAATAAATCTACAAGAATAGACATATTAGATCCTTCAAAATTATAATCTTTTAAAGATGTTTGTCCTTTTAAATATTCTTTTAGACTTCCTGATACTTGATCAAAATCTAAATCTGTTATATTAATGTTTGAACTTTTTACTGTTGCCATTATCTTACTCTCTCTAATATTAAGTCTAATTCGTGTGGTTGTGGGTCATTTCCAATTATAAGGTGTATTGTTACATTCAAAGAGTTTCCTATTGAATTTATAAACACAGTTTTAACACTTGCTCTAGGTTCATACATATCTATCATCTCTATTATGTTATTTTCTAAAACTTTAGTATGAGCCATACCTAATTCAAACAAACTACCTCTAAGATTTAAACCAAGACCTGGTTTAAAAGGTCTTTCATAATTATTTGTCAATATTAAATTTCTAACTGATCTTTTAATTGAATTGATATCATATTTTAAAGAAACATCATTAGTCTCAGGATGAGTTTTCATATTGATATCAATATCTGTCCACCACCTTCGTGCGACTCTTGAACTTTTATTTACACTATTAAATTGCGCCATACTATTATTTATGTCTATTGTATTATTTGTTTTACTATTATCCTGTACCCGCTGACGTTGGACCACCACCAGATGGAGCTATATGTGTATGTGTAAAAATTGAACCAGTAGTTGTTCCAGCTATTGTCAGAGCACCCCCAATAGTCACAAGACCACCAATCGTTGTTTTTCCTGAAATAGCTGCAGCTCCAGTGAGGGTTGTAAGTCCATGAACATTCATAGCACCTGCATGAGTCCAAACTCCTGTTGAAGTTATCTTTGTAGCCACTAATGCTATCGATGGTGATAGTACATTTACCGTTCCTACCGGAGCATTTACTGTTACAGACCCCAATAGAGTTGTAAGGTTTGTATTTCCTGTTAGAGTAGTTATACTTGTACTCATAAGTGAAGTTACATTCGTACTTCCAAAAGAATAAAGAGTTGTACTTCCTTTAGTTGTTACTTTAGCTGATCCAGCAACATTAATATTGACAAGTGCACTACTGAGTGCACTCATGACGGCTCCCAATGCTACACCAGAAACAGCATTTGCCATTTGACCACTCATAGCCGCCGCGGCTTTAGCACCTGCTTCTTCACCAAGAACAGAAGTTACTGCACCACTTACCTTTTCACTAACTACAGCTTTCATACCTTCTATTGAGGTCGCAGCCTTTTCTAAAATTGTATCAAGTTTTGCTTCTATAGCTTTTACGACAGCTGTATCTTTTATAACCTCAGTTAATTTATCTTTTGCTATTGCAACACCTGTTGATATTATTGCATCTTTACCAGACTTACCAGCTAACACATCCGTCAATATATCTTTAGCTGCAGGAGGAAGTTCTGTTCCAATATGTTCCTCAACTTGAGATATTACAGATGCAGCTCCAGCTGCCCCTTGATTAATTCCTTCTACTGCTCCAACTATGGTTTGGAATTCTTTGAATGTCTCATTATTTTTTAAATCATCATAAGGTTGTGTGAAGGCTTCAGTCGCTTCTTCTGTAGCGGTCTTAATTTTATCTCCAAGGCTTTCCTCAGTTGGAGCTCCTGTAATATTTCCTCCTAATTCAATAATTGCAAGGTCTGTATCATCTATACCAGAATCTGTAAGTGTTGTCTTTGCAGCCTCTGTAAGATTACCATCTTCATCTACTAGTTCTGCAGTCGCGGTATTTGCAACAACTTCTGCACCTCCAGCAGCTGCGATTGCATTACCTGCAAGACTGTCTCCTACTTCAATGTCAACTGCACCTTGAATTTTAACTGTATCAGAACCAAGAATAACAGTATACTTATCTCTAACTATCTTCTCTACATAAGTACCATCTTTATCTACTTCTACTCTTGTACCTGATCTATGATACGCATGTAATCTCTCATACTCAGGCGTATCATCTAATTCAATGACATGACCTGATTCGGTTTCGTGAACATGATTAAATGGGTATATAGGTTTAACATAATTACTTCTAGCTGGTTCTCCACTAGCTTCTGCTATCTTTGGATAAGCATCTTCTTTCCCTAGTGCTAATAAATTAACATCTGATTTTTCGTAATAATCAGTCTTAGGATAATTAACTGCTGAACTTCCACCTTGGCCTCTTGGAGATTTATCTAAAGCTAATGTTAATCCATAATTTCTGTTTATGTGTTTAGGATCATTACCATCTGGATTATTATCTTTGTTATAATCTTCAGCGGTAGCTAATCTAGGATCATTAAATCCATCTTCTGGTGTTCTTTCAAATTCTGAAATTCCCCCAAGAGTATCTTGAGTATACCTATAAAACTTATTAGGCATTCCAATAAAAGATCCCATGACAACAGGATCTTGCATATCAATAGCATCTCTATAAAATCCCATTACAGTTGAGCCTTCTACTAAACCATGTGTTGTCGTACCAAGACCTGATACTGAAGGTGATGTAGTAGGCATCATTACTTGTGCCCAAGGTAAATCTGGAGTAGCTATACGTTGTTTATCATGAGTGTGTACCCCATATATTCGAACACGGACTCTATTTAACTGCTTCGGATCATCTCTGTCTTCAACAATACCAATCCACCATTCTAATCCTTCTCTACCTTGAAATTTCATACTAGTGCTCCTCTATTCTCTCTGATAAATCAGCTTCATAAGTATCTATATCATTAGGATATGAGTCTCTCATTACCTTAATATTTGTTTTACAAGAGGTTGGAGTTAAGTCCCACATAATTTCTTTAATTAAATATTGTCCTGAATGTAAAAAGGAATCTCTTTGTTCCCTTGCAGCAGGCCTAGTGGGTGGAATTACTAAATTAATCATCTGGCCGGTTTGTATATCTGTTCTTGAAGATATTAATAAATTCATTTCATGATATTTGAGTAATTGTCCTACAGCTGTTCTATATTGAATTGTACCTTCTTCAATTCCTTTTTCTGAAACACTTTTAATAACACCCTTAGAATCATGTACAAAACTATTTTGACTAGCTAATATAGTATGTGCATCTGGAAAATCTGATAAGCTATGATCAAAAGTTTTATCCATAACAGTATTATTTAAAGTACCACTTGAATATATCTTATTGTCTGCACCACCTGGAGTATCGACATTATAAACTTTATCTGGTTGTTTCCAAATTAATGGATGTTTATCTTTACTAATATCGGTAAGGTTAGGCGCCTCACTTCCGCTACCTTCTTTTCGCGAACCATAAAAATTTTCGAGATAACTAAATATTCTTTCTTTATAATTTTTATTATTATTATCAATAGTTGTTTGTTTAGAAGCAAACATTCCTCTAATTGTAGCCTCAAGTACATTAGCTGTACTTCCCATGTTATAAGCTAATATCCTTTTACCTGAACCACCAGCTTCATTCCAATTACTAGTTGGTGCAGCTGCTGGAGAAAAACTAAATTCAGCATTATTAAGATACGGCCTTTTTAACATAGTTGAGAGTGATTCTAATTTATATCCACCATTAGCAGTTTCATAAAAGAAGAATGAATCTTCTATACCAGCTCCTGCACTTTTCCCTTGTGCTTTACTACATAACCAATTTATAGCATAATTTACAGTCCAATTAGGAATAATTACTTGACCTGGTGTATCTGTTGATTCTACAATATTTTCCCAATATGGACCTGTATTTTTAGGGTATCCAAGTTTTGAGCCATCTGCATCTTCCCAACCACCCATATGGTTTGCACCATCTTGAGCTGGTGGTTTTAGACCTAAATGATCCATAGCTATCTTTGCAGCTATATCTGCATAACTTCCAACAAAGGCTTGACTAATTCTAACTCTTTTTGAATGTATAAATTCAGGAGAACAAAAATTTAATTTAAACATAGTAGTATTATGTCCTGCTCGACCAACACCACTTACTTTATAGACACGAAAAATTTTATCTATTATATCATCATTATGTTCTGCACCATGGTGTCTGAATCTTATTCTAAGAGTCTCTTGACCGACTATTTTTGCATTGCCTAAAAAATCTGTGGCATCCTGAATAGCTATTTCACCAAGTAAAAAGTTTGATGTGATGGATTCAAAAATCTTACATTCCATCAAAAGATTACGAATATCAAATTGTTCTCCACTATTATTAGCAAGAGTTAATATATCTAAACTATATTTTGTGGGTGGGAGTCCAGAAGTAGTTCCTTCAAAGACAGATACCAATTCATCAGCCATAACTAACCTCTCATCAAGTTCATAAACTCATCTACTACTCGTCCAATAAATCCTGGTTCAATATATCTAATTAAATGTTTATCTTCATTTAAATTTCTTTCATGTTCTAGATTAGTTACAAGTGTATTATTTTCTGAACTATATAACATAGCTCCAGCGCCTGTAGTAGGAGCTGTAAATCCCGATACTGTTAATTTAAAACCATTTGAATCTATGTAATGATTTATAGCATCTCGTTCATCTGTTATAGATGATATTGTAAAACTTTTAGCAGAAGTAGTTCCAGTAACAGTTCCTCCTGCAGTGAATGTTCCTACGACATCATTTAATACTATTCTATTATGTGTTGGATTAATTTCTGTAACAAATCCATATATTAATGATGATTGAGAAACCTTTTCTCCTAATGTGAATTTACTTGATGAAGATACTATATCAGTAGACGCAGAAGATACCAAACAAGTACCTGAATATTTTCTATCTATAAATCTATTAAAATGATGAGATCCCATTGGCCAATCATTAAAGTCTTGTAGATTTTCATTTACTAAAAAGAAAGTCCAATACAAAGTACTGTCGCCATATAATTTGGCTGCAGTCACATCTGGTCTTTCTCCATCAGTTATTCGATAGTAACTATATCCTGTTATTCCTTCCTGTAAATAAGTCCATGTAGAAACTTTACGAAATAAATCTTTAGCTACAGTTAAATTGCCATCACTTTTAAAATCGTAAAGGATGTTTGGTATGTCTTTAAAAAATCCTTGTGCCATTATGAATCTCCGCCTGTTTTGTTACCATGCATCTGACTAAGACCAAATCTCATTCCACCTTCATTGGCTCCTTCTTTACGAGTTGCATCAAAACCTGCCAGCTTACTAGACGGAGCAACTTCTTGTAAATATTTTTGTCTATTTAATTGTACGGTTTCCATAAATTCAAGAGTTAAATCTATTGCAGCAGGAGCTCCATCTTCCATTAAAGTTACTGCACCACCACCACCATAATCTACGCTGATACCAGTACAAACACTTGCTAATGGAAAATCTATCCAGTCTTTAATAGGTCCTTGAAACCTAATTGACCATTCATTAGGTAGAGTCCATATTCTAAAATTCTCACCTGCAGCACCAGGTATACTTGAAGCTTTAAAAACTCTCATTATTTCTTTAATAGTATTAGCTTCCTTTCCATTGTTTGGTCTTAATGTAAATTTATATGAATAGCTTCTAAATCCTATTCCTTCTAAAGCTTGATACTTCATTGGATTCATCATATTACCAGATGCTTGTGATGCTAAGCTACTACCAGGAACCATAGATTTGAAAGCTCCCCAAATTTCTTGCATGTCTATATTTCTTTCACCTGCAACCTCTGTCATATCACCAGGAAATAATCTAGCTATAAATGTTTCAAACATTCCAGCTTCACCTTCAGTATAATTTACTTTGATAGAGTCATTTAAGTTGTGTGGTAAGTATAAGAAAATATCGTAAAGAGTTTCATCTGTGTCATCTAGTTCTCCACCTGGTGTAAAATTCACTTCACCTATATTAATACTTCCATGTAGTCCGGCATCTCTAGCCATATATTTACCTGCTTTGTATCTCTTGTCTGAGAGAGCGTATTCTCTAAAGTCTTGTGAAATTCTAGGTAATGAACGAAAATGAATTGAGTTAGGAAAATCACCGTAACTTTCCGATCGATCCATCTCCTTATTGCGCTGGCTATTTTCTTCATTAATATTGCTAACCGCTGCAGCGATTCTCCCGCCTATAATGTCGCTTCCGTTGTCAGCTTTCCCCTCAGATAACATACCGTGACGTTTACCTCTGTAAGAACTAACCGCATTATTGTCTTCACCAAAATAAGTTTCAGGAAAAACTAATACTTTTTGTTCTAAAGGGGATTCTAACAGACGCTTGTTACTTCGAAGATCCTCTCTAATTCTATTCTCTCTAGATACCTTCTTTGCTTCAAATACTTGGCCATCAATTCTCGGTATTTGTGATATTCTAGATCCTATTACTCCATGTAATAAATCTTCTAATCCATCTGATATCTTTTGATTGAATTGGTTTTTGGTACCACTTCCAAAACTATTTAAATCTCCTTGGACTTGTGACTTCAAACCTTTCCACGCGCTACTAATTGACATATCTGTTTTTCCTGTTGTAATATATACTTATATAGTTATTTATGTCTTATAAAGGAAAGTTTAAACCAAAGCACCCAAAAAAGTACAAAGGTAATCCTAAAAACATTATTTATCGTTCTCTTTTAGAGCGAAGATTTATGGTGTATTTAGATAACAACCCTTCTATATTAAAATGGAGTTCTGAGGAAATCATAATACCGTATGTCTCGCCATTAGACAATCGGGTGCATCGCTATTTTCCTGACTTCTACATGAAGTACAGAACCAGAGACAAAGTGATAGTAGAAGAGCTTATTGAGGTAAAACCCTTCTCACAAACATCACCACCTAATCCGAAAAGAAAATTAACAAAGACAGGAAGAAAATCTAAAAGATATATTACTGAAGTACAAAGTTACATCATCAATGAAGCAAAATGGAAACAAGCTATGAAATATTGTGAATCTCGAGGTTGGATATGGCGTATTATTACAGAAAAAGAGATTAACATTTATTAAATGATATAAATAGTTATATGCCTCAAAGATTATTTGACAGATTAGAACAAGAAGCCTTTAGAGCGGGAATACAAGCTCGTACTAAAGAATCCATGAATTGGTTTAGACAACAGGTTGGTGGTATAAGAGTTTCTAGAAAAAGTCTTATAGCACAAGGGCCAATAAGAACAAGACAAGTATACGGGAGTATGTATCATTTTCAGTATGACCCAAAAATGAAAAAGACACTCCCATACTACGATAGATTTCCATTATGTATTCCTGTACAAAAAGCAAAGAATGGGTTTCATGGTATGAATTTACATTATCTACACCCAAGAATAAGAGCTAGATTTCTAGATGCACTTATGGATCTTACGAATAATGAAAAATATGACAGAACTACAAAAATGAGATTAACTTATAAGCTTATAAAAGGTAGTGGTAAATTAAAATTTTTTAAACCCTGTTTCAAACATTATTTAAATGAACATATAAAATCACAATTATTATTAATAAACCCAGCCGATTGGGAGATCGCGATCTTCTTACCAACAGATTCATTTAGAAAAAAATCAAAAGCTGGTGTTTGGTCAGAAAGTCAGAGGAACATAGTCTAATGCACATAAACAGATTCATAGCCAATATAGATAATATGGCTCGACAAAATCAATTTGAAGTTGAGATACGCTGTCCTCAGATAGGATTGTTTATGAGAGGCCTACGGGTTAAAACAGCAGCGCTACCTGGTAAATCTTTTGAAACAACTCCTTTTGGTGAAATTCCTTCAGGAGCAAAAAAACAATATCCTACTAGTGTTACATATCCACAAGATGTTACATTGACATTTATTTTAGACAGTACAATGGAAGATAAAATAAAAATGGAACTCTGGCAAGAGTCTATGTATGGGGACGATTATTCTATAAGATATCCTGATAATTATGAAGGTGAAATTAAAATAAAACAATTAGATCGAGGTGGAAATCAAATATATGAAGCGATATTACATAAAGCTTACCCTCAAGCGATTTCAAACTCAATATTAGATATGGAATCTTCTGCAGTCCAAACTTTTGATGTTACTTTTGCATACCGCACATGGTCTTCAGATTATACACAGATGCCAAAAGGACTATTTGGATCAATACTTGATAGAGCTAAAAGAAAACTTATTAGTAGAGGTAGACGAAAAATTGAAGATGAAATTTTTGATAAACTTCGAACTGGTGGTATAGTTGGTGGATTTAATAAAGCAGTAGACAAACTTATAAATAAGCTTTAAAATAAACGTATAAATAATAATGATTATATTATAAAAATGAGGAAATAAATTATGGCGTTACCAAAACTTGACACCCCTAACTATAGTTGTGTGTTACCAACATTAAATAAAACTGTTCATTACAGACCGTTCTTAGTTGGAGAACAAAAAGTATTATTAATCGCGCAAGAGAGTGAAGATTCTAAATTGCAAGTCCGAGAAATGATGAGATTAATAGATGTATGTTGTGATGAAGTTGATATAAAAACTTTACCCACATCAGATTTAGAATATCTGTTTCTACAATTAAGAATAAAATCTATTGGTGAAACTTCTGATATGTTAATACCATGTGAAAAGTGTGAGACAGACAATCCGGTTTCTTTAAATTTAGAAGAAGCTGAAGTAAGAAAAAAGAAGGAAATAGATAGTCTTATTAAATTGACTGATTCTGTTAGTATAGAAATTCAATACCCTAGCTACAACATGATTGAAAATTTATCTTTAGACGGAGAACTGAATGCAACAGAACTGTTTTCATTAATGGCTGATTGTATTGTTTCTGTAATTGATGGTGATGAAATACACACCAGAGATGATTTTACAAGAAAAGAATTAATAACCTTCTTTGACAGTATGTCTCTTATTATGTTTGATGATGTACAACAGTTTTTTAATTCTCAACCAACTTTAACACTAGATGTAGTCTTTGAATGTTCAGATTGTGGAGTTCATAATAAAAAAGAAATGACAGGGGTCGGAAATTTTTTCGTATAGCCCTCTCTCATGAAACTTTATATAATTTGATGCACACTAACTTTGGGTTAATGCAACATCATAAATATAGTATGACAGAATTGAATTCAATGATCCCTTGGGAGAGGGAAGTATATGTTAAGTTGTTAATAGAACATCTTAAAGAAGAAGAAAAACGAATAAGAGCACAAAATGCTAAAATGAGGAAATAAAAATGTCAGACGAAAGACAAAATTATAACGAAAGAAATCAAGTACAAATTGATTTAGTAGAATACGAAGCTAAGAATGCACAGATAGGTGCACTCAAAGACGAAATACAAAAGATGAAGGATACCGCAGGACCTAATAAAATGGGTTGGATGTGGTTAGCTCCTGAATATTTTTCTAGATGGAGAATATTCCCAAGAGCGTTTATCACTATGTATATCTATTTACTATTCACATCAGCTGATTGGTTTATGACTTTACCTGATCCAACTGTTGCACAGTCTGGACTAATATCAGTTTTAGTCGGAGCCGGAGCTGCATGGTTTGGTTTGTATGTTAATTCAACATCAACTCAACATGAAGTTGTAGCTAGAGATTAATGAATAAAAAACTTTTAAGTTTGGTCTTAGTAGGCCTAATGTTCATATCGCCTGTTGTAAATTCAGCAGGACAAGCTGACTTCGGTGGTAAACTTGACGATGGTGATTTGTCTATTAATACAAGTATAGATTATAGTTGGCAAGCTGGAAAATTTGAAAGAGATATTGAATTTGATTATCGTTATAAAGATGAAGATGATATCAAAGCTACAAACAAAGGTTTAATTGCATTCAAACAAAGATATGAATTTAAACCAAAACATTATACATTTGGATTAGTCAGATATGATTATAATGAATTCAGACCTATCAACCATAGACGCCAAGTTAATATGGGTTGGGGATATAAAATTATAAGAACTGAAAAGATTAAAATGAGTAATGAGTTTGCTGTAGGTTATTTAAATTCAAAAATGGATACATCTCCCAATTCAGTAAATGAAGTTCTTTTCAGAAACAGTCTTTGGTTCTTTTATAAAGTAGCTCCTAAATTAAACTTTACAAATAAGTTTCTTTATGAAGCATCTAATGTTCCATTGATCAGAAACGAAACAGCATTCAATTATCTACTAACAGATAAAATTAGAATCAGTCTTAAAAATGTTTATACAGAAGATCCAAATAATAATAATTTCTTATCCTTTAATGTAGGGTACACCTTTTAGGAAACACTATGCCAGACATACAACTTAGTCAATTTTATATAGAGTTCATAGGATTCACTTTAACTCTAATCGTAGCGTTAGCTATGAGAGATTGGGCTACGTCTTTCATTAAAGGAATGAAGTTCAAAATGAATAAGGCCTTTACAGAAGGAGACAAAGTTATTCTTGATGGTTGTCCTGCTCTGATAGTAAAGATCGGTATGAGTGAAACAGTCTTTGGTGTCTATGGTAAAGAAGGTTACACATGGAGATATGTACCTAATGAAAGAATAGCCTTTCTTAAATTAGAAAA